ATATAATTGCCTTCCCTTTATATACTTTCAATAAACTATTATTATCAGCTTATCAATATTATTTTTTACCTTAATATATATACGGCTTGCAGCAGCTTTAAAAATTAATTTACTTTTTTTATATTTTATACTTGCATATATACTTTATGTATGTATACTATAAGTATATTAACAAATAGCAAAGGTTAAACAATGATCAAAAAATACAATACTAAAAAAGAATACATTGCAGCAGTTGCAAAGTATGTTTCTGATCCTGATTACATCAACTATTTAAAACAATCTAATAAAGATGTAGTCGTAGAATCATACCAGGAACTTGTACACGCTGGCGTAGTAACCGAATACGCTTAACAAAACTATAACCAGCAGCAATTAAGCTGCTGGTTTAACTTAGCAAAGGAATCAAAACAATGTATTTTAAAGATTTATACAACGGAAAAATAAATTCTTCAGAAATAGCAGAGGTTGTTGTTACTGAAATTGAAAATCATTTAGAATTATATAGAGAAGATGGATTAGAAGATTCTCCTAATTATGAAGATTTAGAAAATGTATTAAACCAATTATCAAGTGCTAAATCTTTTCCTTTTCAATTACAACTACATACAACAGCAGAAGATTTATATCAAAATTGCATTATTGAAAATATAGATGATATTGCATTTAGAACAACTTTTTTTAATTAACCAGCAAAGGAAACAAAGCAATGAAATTACATCACACACAATATAAAAAGAACTATGTTAATTATATACTTGATACAATAGACGAAGATATAAACGGCAAGCCATTAATAAATAACAATGATAAGATTAGTTATATTTTCAGCAGGTTTTATGCTGAATATGGTTGGTGCGTTGAGCAAAAAGGCAAGTTATCAGCAATGAATGACTGGCTTTCCGGCTTGGCTCTTAGTATAGATTATACATATTATGATATTATCCAACTAGCTATTGAAATGGGAAGTATTGACGAAAATCCCAGCGACAAGCTGCAAGATAAAGTTTGTGATAATTACTTTAATTTTATGGCTAATATAATATTATCAATAGAACCAACACACATCATAACAAAAGATAATGAGCCGTTATATTATGGCAGCGATAAAGATTGTTTTTCTAAGCTGCTCGATATCCAGCCATTCAGCACAGATTATGCAATTAAAAATCTTGGCTATAACATAACAACAAACAATATATTATGGCGTTCTATAGCTCAAACAGCTTAGTTATTACGGCTCTTATTATCCAGGAATAAGCCTGGATAATGGGAGCTGGTATAACAGCTCATAATCTAGCAACTAGCAAAGGAAAAACAAACAATGAAAAACATATTTAAACTAATAGCAATCAGCTTAATAGAACTATTGTTTTTATTCGTAATATTTGGTTATGCAATATTCCTATTAATAATATTTAGTTAATTAACAGCAGCAAAGGAAAACAAAACAATGACAAAACAAAACTTTACTATAGATATTTACTTTTACTTAGATTATGTAAATAACTTTTTAACTGTTGCAAGATTTGCTGAATATCATCAATTCAGCTTGCAGCTTGCCAATGAAATAATAGACAAAGGCAAAGCCGAGCATGAATTAAGAGTAAAACAGTTAAACGCAATCAAATAAATAAAAGCATTGTATAGCCTGGTTTAGTGCCAGGCTATAGATTAACACGCCTGGAGCAGCATTAAAACGCTGTTAATGGCACAACTAGTAAAGAGAAAGGACTTTTAACATGACTAAAAATATTAAAGTAATTGATTATAAAGGTATTGCATATTTTAAAAATCGAAAAGATGCCGAAAACCATAAGAGAAAGTACGCACCATCAGGACAAATAGTAGAATATATAAAAGGTTATGCTATCCAGGTTAGGATATCAGGACCTTATTTAAACAAAGCTGGTATCTATAACTAAAACCTAAAGAGAAAGGAACTAACAATGGAAAAACAAATTAAAGCAATCATATTTGCAGAAACGCAAGCTGAATTTTATTGTGGAAAAGATAGCAAGGCACGAAAAAATTGGCTCAATGATGCGAAAAAGATTCGTCAAGAAATAGACGAATATAAACCTTATTGGGAACTGCAATCAAAATTAAGAAACAACTAGTAAAGAGAAAGGACAATTAAATGACCAGCAAAGAATATAAAAAAGTAATTAGTTTTATATTGAATGATCTTGATACAAGAGATCAGCTTAAATTAATGACACTTATAAAAGAGAAAGTACAAGAAAACAATTTACAAACTAGCAAAGAAAGGAACTAAATATGACTAAGAAAACAGATTGGGAAATACAAGAAGAGAAACAGCAAGCTGAAATAGAAAAGGCTTTATCTTCTCTAACTGCTGAACAAATAAAGACAATTAAAGAAGCTCATAAAACAATAGGAGCTTGTTTGGATATGCTAACAGAATGCCATGATTTATATCTTTCAGATATAAACAAACTCAATGAAGCATATTGGAAAATCAATCATCAATTTAACTTAGATAAATAAACTAGGAAAAAGGGCGTTGCAAAACATGAAATTGCAACGCCACAACCTAGCAAAGGTAAGGACATATTAAAATGAAAATGACAAAAGAGCAATTTAAAACTATCAGAACAAAACTGCAATACACGCAGCACGAACTAGCAAATTTACTTGGTGTAGATACTATGACAGTTTCAAGATACGAAACAGGCAACATAGAAATAAGCAAAACAATATCTATTTTGCTACATAGAATTTACCAAGACGAGAAATAGGAGACAAAGAAATGAAAATAGGACAAAGAATAAAAGCAAAAGATCAAGAAATATATGGCAAAATAGTTTGGTTATATCCTAACGAGGTAGTCATAGAAGATGAAGATGCTGAAACAGAAGATAATCAGCTATGTTTTAAACTATCAGAGATTGAGCAAATAAAAGAGAAATAGGAGAGAAATATGAATACTTATGAAATAATAGTTAAGTCTACAGTTTTAGAAAGACATATTGTAGAAGCAAAATCTAAAGAAGAAGCAGAAAAACTATGGGCAGAAGGTAGTGCAGATTATCAAGAAGATATAGAGCAATACGATAGCTTCTGCAAAGAAGTTAAACTAATTTAAAAAATGAAATTACGCAAATCTATGTAAGTATATCTATGCAGTACTGTACTGCATAGATGTACTGTATTGCAATGCTATCAAATCTCAGATATTTTTTTTATTTTTATTATTGCATACATTCGTTAAGACTATGAAAACAAAACAATGTTTTGATCGTTGCCGTAGGATTTGCTAGAACAGCTACGCTGATTTTACAAAAGAGAAATAATCTGTCAAGAAAATAATTTATCTTGGATATGTTTACTCACATAGCCATGGACAAAACGTGTAACGTCTCTCATTCTTTGTTCCATTGGTTCAAGCTCATTATAGTAAGACCAGTAAGCATCAAGAGTAACGTCAGACATATGGTCATTGCTATTGCCAAGTACTTTAAGAGAAAGAACAACCTCTTTAAATCTTTCCTTGGTCTTACAAGACTTCGCATATTTCCTAATTAAATTAATATTATTTTTCATTGGCACACTCATAATAAACTAGTGCATAACCAAGGATATCTTGGACAGAGTCAGCGTGATTAGGTGTTTCCATTAACCTAGCTTGCTTTACGGCAATCATACAAAGAGCTACTTGTTCAGGAGTAACTTCAGTATCTAACAAGACAGACCACAAACGAGCAATACGAGTATGATTGTCGAGCATAGACCCATAGCTTTCCCCTCTTTGCTTAACAACATCAGCAGTTTTTTGTAACAACTCTAACTTATCCATAGTAATCACAACTTTCATTTACTTGTTCAATCGTAGCAGTCTTATAAAATATTGGTGTAAATGCACCAACGTAAGCACCAACTACATTGAAATAGAAAAACTCAACTGCTTCTTCTTCACTCATACCATCTCTGTCTTTCAGTATCTCAATACACTTGTAATAATCATATACCGCCACCTCTTCAGAACTAGGATTAGGTATTGCAATACCCATAAATGCCTTTTCAAAACCATCAGCTAATAACATCTCTTTCCCTCACTATGTAAAACCATGTTTCTATATCTACTTCACAAACCAAATCATGCCCAGCATTAAAGTTTCTCGATAACACATCAAGAGAAATGACACATTTTATAGGACAATTATTGTATTTGTATATCAATACTGGAGTTAGATTTAAACTCGCAGCAGATTCCTTTGCTTGCTCCCACCAAGCACGCTTGAACGTAGTGCCTTTGAGATATGCCTTACATTCAATAGACCAGCCAGGAATAATAATATCAGCTTGACCTTTAGCTTGATACTGATCGAGGTTTCTCTTGGCATCTATGTTAAGATTATCTTTGATGAGCTTGCATATCTTTCTCTCAAAAGATGCACCTTTGTTGCGACTATCTGCCATCTATCATTCTCTCTTGCATCTGTTTGAGAAAGTCATTCGCAGTTACTTGACCAAGCGTGGCTAACTCTATCTTGTTCATTGTGTCAGGTGTTGGAAATCTCTCACACTTTATGAGTCTACATATAGCTGATCTAGTTAACCCTGATTTGAGGGCAAACTTGTTTTGTGTCAGCTTATTCTTCTTTATGTACTCAATTAATTTCATACTGCTAGAATAATTAAGTGTTGACAATCTGTCAATTATAATTAAATAATATGTTGACAGTAAAGATTGATAAGAATAGAATCGTAACCTACAGTATTGGAGACAACATGGCTGAGATACCTGACTACAGATTAAACTTTGGCATTGAGCATGAAAGTGCAAGCAATGGTACAACAACTAAAGATGAGATGATACTCAAGCATTATCTCAGAAAAGAACATAAGATGTCTTTCCCTATGGCATCAAGACCTATAGCTGGGATAAAAGTACAGACAGGTGTTGATTGTGCAATGGGATTACATAACTACAGTCCGATCAGAGGTGTCCAGGAATCAATGGATATCAATGAAGCAGTTAGGTATGCACTCACAGAATACCAAGGATACAATCCTAGAACTTGGGATAATGGCAAAGATGCAGAGGAATACGAGGAGTTCCTTGAGCATATACCTGAGATGATTAAGCACGCTATTGATGGACTACAGCAATATTTTACCGGTGTTAATCGTATCGAGGGAGAATCAATGAAGCAATTTATTGAACCTAAGATAGATGTACCGGTTGTTTTGTATCAAGATTACTCAGGTGGTGGCAAACAGATAGACCTTAAATGCTCACTACCTATGAGAAACCCACCAAAGAAAGATGGAACTAGGTCTTGGCGTATACCTAAGCCTAAGACAGAACCATCAGCACAACAAGTTATGCAACAAGCAGTCTACTGGAAAGCTACTGGAGAAAAACCAGCTTTGTTATTTGTTACGGCATCAGGCTACAACATAGTAGACGAAACGAATTGTGAGCTTATGACAGAGGAGAATCTGCAAAGAGCTTATAATGACGTAGTACGTTCTTGGTTAGTCACTCAGAACTTACTCAAAGCAAGCAGAGGTTCATGGAAAGCGTTAGCTGGACTAGTCCAACCTGACATGGTGCAGATAGCACAAAGACATGGACCAAACATTACCAACCTAGCTAAACAACTATGGGAGTTATAACATGACAAATCCAATTAAACTTAGAAGAAACCTAGATCCATTTACCAGCCATCAAAGTGCAGAGAAAGTTGAAGCATCTCGCATGGAAAAGATTGTACTCGGAGTCATTGATTCATTCGGAGAGCATGGCTGTATATCCGATCAAGTGCAGTATGCTTTAGCTCAATATAGATACAGCACGATTACAGCACGCTACAAAGCCTTAAAAGAAAAAGGACTAGTTATTACTGATGGCACAGCTATCAAGGCTGAGAGTGGCAGAAAACAGCTAAAGATGTGGAGTTCCAGGCATTACTACCATGAAACAGTAACTGATGAGGAAAGAATACAGCATATGGCAGAGGAAAGGGCAGGAGTATGATACACGATTTAGTCTCCGATTGGAGAAAGAAGATGACTGATACTGAACAGTATCATGCACAAGCTATAGATAACTTAGAGGATCGTATAGCTAAACTAGAGGATAAGCACAAGACTGTTACCAAGCAGAACGAATTGCTTATGGAAATGTTAAGTAAACTAATAAGAGGAAAGAATGAGTAATTTAGCTAAAACTATGGATACCATTGCAGACTTACACAAGTCTCATGGTGTCAAACAAAAAGGTGGCAAACTTTATACACAGGTTGTGCATAGAATGGAAGCCTTTAGACGTATACATGGCACAGACTTTGGTCTTGATACTGAGATACTAGTCAATGATGGCAAGCGAGTTGTTGTCAAAGCTATTATCACAGACAAAGATAATCGCAAGGTAGGTGCTGGTATGGCAGAAGAGATACGAGGACAAGGCATGGTCAATACAACATCTGCCTTGGAGAACGCTGAGACTTCTGCAATAGGTAGAGCTTTGGCTAGTCTTGGTCTAGCTGGTGGAGAGTATGCAAGTGCGAATGAACTTGACGCAGTTGAGAGAAAAACGCAAGCTATGAAAGAGGAGCCAAGAAAAGTCGTATCTCCACCAACTCCTGTGGCTCCTCAACCTTTGACCAAGGAAGACGTTAAAAATCTACCACCTAACAATCTGAAACCTCGTGAACTGACAGCCGAAGAAAGGAGAGAAATACACGAGAAAAAGCTGCAAGACTTTGACCATTGGTGTCAACAAAAGAGAACTGTTCAACATCTACACGCTTACTTCAATGACGAAAAAGTTACATTAGATGAGATGAAACAGCATAATGTAGACCTATACAAAAAAGCAGTTGACATATTTACTAAACATGAAGCTAATTTAGAAAGGAAAACAAATGGCTAATCAATATAGAAAAGTAATAAACATAACCTT